ATTGGTCTTGCCGCATTGAGAGCCGGATCATCTGACGATGAAGACGATAAGCAGTTCAAGATTGTTATTACAGGTAACGGCCCCAGTGCCACAACAGATAGGCAATACTTTGATTCATGGAATAAGAAGTGGAAGCCATACAGCATCCACATTGTAGTTGGAGATACAATTATCCCTATCAACATCGGGCGCGGTGGTGAAGCCTTGTTCTTCCCGATCATGCTTGCTGGAGCTATGGATGATTGGGAAATCAAGAAGAAGCAGAACGACACGAAGAAAGAACCTGAAGATTTAAGCATGATGGCATCTATGCTTGGCTCGTCATTCTTTGCATTGGCTCAAAGAGGCCCATATGCCGCTTTCACCAAACCATTGTTTGATGCATCCAAAGAAGGCAGAGTGACCGAGGAACTTGCAAGTCAAGCTGGCTACTTTGGAAAGACTTTCATCCCGCTTCTTGGAACATCTGTCGCAAGGAACATCACTGATTTCATAAACGATCCAGTCGATAGGTCTTCAGTCGAGGGAGCTATCTACGCAAATACACCGATTGTTGGCCCGTGGATGGGCGCTAAAGCTCTTAACGCTCTAGGCCAACCAGTCAGGGCTGATGACTGGGGGGACAAGCTATTTAAGCTAGGAGTTCCTGTTGTATTCTCGTTCCCGAAAAATACACCGATGAACGAACTGAATGAGCTTATCCTGAAGCAAGGTAGCGGCCCAACAATCCCAACAAGAACAAATGCTCAAAAGAGATTTGGGGACATACTTACTGATAAGGAATTTGAAACATATGTCCGTGAATACGGGCAGGTAATGTCAGATCGTATGTTCAAGAACAGAACAAAACTTGCAAGAATGAAGCCCAGCGATTACGATGATGAGCTTGAGAAATACGCAAGAGGCTACTCCGCTGGTGACTTTAAAATCAAAGGTGCATCAGACGCGGCAGTCCAAGCGGTCAAGCGCATGAGACAATGATCGAATATGAACTGATTGACAGGTCTGGTTCCCCTCCCGGGAACTGGAGAATTAAAGTTCCGCAAACGGGGGTTGAGTTTAAACACTACGACTATCGGGCGATAACTAATGCATACAAATCCCACTGCAACGCTAATGGGATTCTGCTATCGCCAAACTGGGAGGAAGAATTCTTATCCGAAATGTGCAAACAGAATCCAAACTGGGGATCGAAGTGTATTCCTAATAGCTCTAAAAAAGTAACCCGTAGAAGGCTATCTCTGACTGCCGTTCTATCGTTCTTGAATATGATGCGTATCTGGGCGCAATCAACTTTATCCGGCAAGGATGCATTCGTATCTCAAGAGGAAGCTGAAAGAAGGGCTGGCATTTGCGTTGGTTGCCCGTTTAACACGACTTTACAGTTCTCCTGCGGTGCTTGCATGGGAGCAGTGCTAACGCTTATACAGGGCGTTATAGGCAAAAGAAAGACGCAATACGACGATAGGCTTGGAGCCTGTCTTGTTTGCAGTTGTTCCCTTAAGGCGGCTGTTCATGTTCCAGTTGACATCCAGCGGCAAGGATTGAGCGAAGATATCAAGAAAGACTTTGACGAAATAAATTATTGCTGGAAGAAGGGCGAGTAATGAATTTTTTACATGAACGAGATTTAGGAGATATTATTCTCAGCTTGGCATCAGTCCAAGCAGCGGGTGGAGGAAACTACTACATTCAGAATAATCCTACTGCACTAAAGATGCTGAAGCCGCTGATTGAATACCAGCCATACATTCAGAAATGCGGACATAAATTGTTATTCAAGATCGACAAATCATTCGTTGATTTCAGAAAGAACGGGCATCCATACGGAGTTCCGCTTGCAGAGCTACACGCTAGATGGATAAATCAGCCTACAGATTTATCTAAACAATGGCTTTTTTGTCCGAAGGATAAAAAATTCAAAGGCAGGATTATTGTCAACAAGACTAACAGATATTCAAATCCGTTATTCCCGTGGAAAGAAATCGTTAATCAACTCGGTGAATCAATTCTATTTGTTGGACACGATAGCGAGTATGAATTGTTTTGCAAAAGATTCGGGAAGGTTGAACGATTGATCGTTAAGGACTATCTTGAACTGGCGATTGCTATCAATAGCTCGGAATGCTTTATCGGAAACCAAAGTTCAGCTAATTGCGTAGCTGAAGGGCTAAAGCATCGAACGATTCAAGAAGTATGCTTATGGATGCCGGATTGTATCTATAAACGAGACAATGCTACATTTTGCTACGATGGAAATATTGATACGGTTTTGCCGGAAAAACATATACAAATTTCCGTCAAAACTCCAGAGCGACATATAGACAAAACGCACACTCCAGCAGGCGGGTGGAGATTAACTATAAATGGGAAGACATTAAATAGTTACTCAATAGATGTGCTTATTATTCAAGCGCAATCAGCAGGGCTGGAAAAGCCTAAATCCGAGATAGAGAAAATGATCGTTGCAGAGACAACTCCATTCGTAGCTCTTGATCCAATTACAGAACGACTACTTGTATCTATTCAGAAGGTAAAGGAATTGATCGGATGAACGAAGCAAGTAAGGCAATGCGTAGGAGGATGGATGAAGATCGCCTCGGAATTTTTAACTGGCAGGAAATATTTACTGGTCGCGGGATAGATGTTGGGTGCGGAAGCGACAAGATACCTTATAGTAACTGCATTGCATTTGACATGGAACACGGAGATGCAAACTATCTCTCGAAATACTTTCCAGATAGATTTGAGTATCTTCATGCCTCTCAATGCCTTGAGCATATGCACAACCCATTTGAGGCTACTCTTGAATGGATTAAGGTTGTCAGGCGAGGAGGTCATTTAATCGTTTCTATTCCAGACTGGGATTTGTATGAAGGCAACATATGGCCCTCAAGGTATAATCCAGATCACAAAAGCACTTGGAGTTTCACGCATGAAGCAAGCCCTGCGAAATACCATGTGAACATCTATAAGTTCTTGGACTACTTGAAGCCGCATTGTTACGCGAAGAGAGTCATGCTTGTGGACAACAATTACGACTACAGCCTCGGATCAAATGTGGATCAGACATTTATTGAGTCAAACAATGTAGAAGCCTTCATTGAATTGGTTCTGTGCAAGGCATGATTGTTTAACCATAAATAGCCTTAAACTTGCTGAAGGCTTGCTTCCAGCCTTTAGTATCAGACTTATTGTTAGGGTTCAGTGCTTTCGTAGCAGTGCTGCTATCTAGGTTAAGTCTCTCTCTAGCCAAGGCGAGTAGTCCCATCCCTGCATCCGCAATGTCAGGAGATATGCCGAAGCGTTGCTTCATCTCTGATTTAGGTAGAACCTTAATGCGTAATGCTAGATTCTTCTCTCCGTTAGGATCAAGTTTCCGCATACACATCTCTCGCATCAGTTCATCGCCGATTCCCTTGACCTGACCAGTTCGCATATATTCCTTCGCGGAATACCAAATCTCGGAAACAGAATTAACATATCTTTCGTGTGACGGAGTTGGATCGTATGCCGATACAGGTTTATCCGATGCTCTTCCGCCGAACTGCAAGCCATACACATCTTTCGACCAAGCAACGGAAATAAAGTCACCTAGCGGCCCACCAGCGCCAGACTTATCGTATCCTGCATTACGAGGCTGAACACCTCTAGCCATGCATTCATTACGGAACCATTGAACTACCTGTTGCGAGCGAGTCATGGATTGATCTGTGACATCCTCTTGGAAGATCAAGAACTCATCATATTCCAGCCCCTTGTATCCATGTGGCTCTGCCAGTTTGCCAACCGTTCCAAAGTATAGAACCGTTCTATCTCCACCATTTGTGAATGACGGGTCAAGGAAGGCAACTCTAGCCTTCTCGTTATCAAGCCATATAGCTTTATCGGTAGCCTTGGAGTTAAGTATCTCAACCTCGGAATAAATCTGATCGGTGATACCAGCAGGACACCAGAAGCCACGATACATTCGCCAAAATGAAGATGTATTCCTAGCCTCTTCTGGAATCTTCTCGAAATCTTGCGGCCCTTCCATCCAAGAATAAATCTTCTTCTTGGCTATCATGTTTGGGTTCTTTAACCCGTCGAAGTGCAGGCATACGCCGCGAACAGTATCCCATTGCTCATCATCAACAGTAATAGTTTCCCAGCCATCTTTAGGCTTTGCGAACTTGCCGAATGCGTCCACATAAGAAGCGGGGTTAGAAATTCCGATAAACTGGAATCGTTCACAACCCTTGGACAAGTTGAAGAACGCAACCTCAGTAATAGCTTCCGAAAGTTCAGATAACTCGTCAGCAACAAAGATAACATTCTTGTTGTGGATACCCTGCATCTTGCCAGTAGCATCACGCTCCTTCTTCTTTTCGCCGGGGATAAGAACGATGCCAGACAAGTCAGAACGCTTTCCGTCCTTGCCTACATAGCTGATCTTATTCTCTGAATCCACTAGATGCCCCGGCAAGCCTAGCTGTTCACATACTCCCCAATACCTCGTAATCTTTCCCCAGATACGCTGCTTGGATGCTTTGATTGTAGTAGATGTTGCGAGAACTGTAGTATCCTCTGGACTTGCTAGGTAGTTAATGATTGCCCATATCGCATAGGCTTCAGACTTGCCGCAACCACCAGAGCCTGCAATAGCCAGATACTCATGCTCGCAAGCCGCTCGTATCATTCGCTCTGCCCAAGGATGCCAGACAAAATTAACTGCCGCCTTGCTATCCTTCTCAGGCCATAATGCCCTAGCGATTCTTTGGAAGTGATGGAATGTATCGTATCCACCAGTATCTTTAGGAATCCTGCCTTTAATCTTTTCTCTAAACATCGCAAGTTCTATTGCGATTTGGTGTGTTCCTTTTTTCCAGTTAAACCCGTATAGGTGAAGGTATCCGTCAATTGGATCACCGTAAATTGGTGCTGAATTCATCTAGCTCACTTTACAAAAATATAAAACTCTTTCAATTATTTCTTGAAAATAAGTGATATTATAATAGTATACCAGAAGTGATGAACATACTAAAGGAACTTGGTTTTCAAAAAACAAAGGCAGAACTTTATATTGACGAACATCGTCAATCTGTTTTATTCGATGTGATTGTTAAACCTGAAGATTATGTCAATGGAACTAAGTGTAACCCTTCAAAATCTCCTCTTGCTCTGGCTTTGCAAAGGGCAGTTGAAGGAACTCCGTATAGGGTGGAAAGAGCGGGTTTTAAAGTTCTCGTTATTTCT